TAAAGGTGCAACTATGAAAAAGAAAAATGGTAGCAAAACTAGAAACAATAAGAAAAAAGCTTAGAACTGGTAAAAAACTAGGTTTTAGTGAAAGAGCTAGAGCAGTTAATAAAGGACTAATGCCAAGCAAAAGGAGGAAGAAACGTGTCAGCAAACGTAAGTAAAACCTTAGCCGAAAAAGCTAAAAAAGCTAGAGCTAAAGGTAAAAAGGTTACAGCAGGACAATTAAGACAAGTATATAATAAAGGACTCGCGGCTTATAAAACGGGACACCGTCCTGGAACAACACCTAATCAGTGGGCTATGGCTCGTGTTAACTCTGTATTAACTGGTGGTAAAGCGGCGAAAGTAGATGCTCACATTTTTGGTAAGGGCAAAAAACCAAAAAAGAAAACAGCTAAGAAAAAATCTTAATGCCTTATTTAGTCAGTAATATACCCTTTTTTAAATGTTGGGTACGCAAAGAGTTTACACACAATCATGAAAAATACAGAGGCGAGTTTATACATGCTCATGCTTTTGCTGTAACAACAATGCCTGATAGAACATTAGGTTTTCAAGTGGTTTTTACTGGTTGTGAAGTTGATGGCACAGAAGATAAAAATGTTCACGGTGGTGCTATGTGGGCTAGAATGCCATTAACTGCATTAGTGGCAGATATACCTCTTGATACCATGCCAGATATTATGCACCCACGCTTTGCACAACCTTGGGATTGCAGTTCTCATTACCATAGTGTTGTTAAGCTTGATTATGTGAGTGTTAGTCCATGGATATGCAAAATAGATAATAAGTTGCATATCGGGAAATATTTATTTACAATAGATTACAGTCAGTCTGATTTATCGGATGATCCAGCTCAGCATAAACAGAGTCATGTCATTCAGTTAATTAAGGCAGACAACTGGACGGGCAACATTGTTGCCTTGCCAAATAACAGGGTTAGAGTAACTTCCCC